AGGAGTTAGAGGAATGAGAGTTTCTATAGGCCCTTACCCAGATGGCTGGGGCGAGCAACAATCTATAGATATAAAAATAGATAAGTGGGATACCTGGAATATGGATTATACTCTCGCACTTATTATTTTGCCTATGCTTAAACAGTTGAAAGAAACTAAACATGGCTCTCCTCATGTAGACAAAGAAGATGTCCCAGAAGAGTTATGGCCACAAGAAGAGCCTTGTGCAGAAAACAACTATGAAGATTCTACAGTTCATGACCGATGGGATTGGGTTATGAATGAAATGATCTGGTCTTTTGAACATAAAGTCGATGACGATTGGGAGAACTCTTTCTTTTCCGAAGAAGAGCCTCAGTATGAAATAAAAGAGCTAGAGTTTAAAGGTATAGGGTCTGCTCAACTTAGACTTTTCCCAGATGAGCGGGGTCGCATGGAAGATTACGAACTCTATGAGATGATAAGAAGCGAACGCTTTGGAAAGTTTGACAAAGAAGGGTACACACGCTACAGAAAAAGAATTGCAAACGGATTCCGTCTATTCGGAAAATACTATGAAGGATTGTGGGATTAATGAGTAATATAGATAATCCATCACATTATGATGGAAAAACCTTGAAAGCAATTGATGTTATCGAGGATTTTGAGCTTGACTTTCACTTGGGAAATGTTGTAAAATATACATTAAGAGCTGGAAAGAAAGATTCTGCTTTAGACGATTTGGAAAAAGCAGTTTGGTACTTAAACAGAAGAATTTCTCAGATAAAAGACGCAGGTAAATAATGGCAAGAGTAAAGAAACGAGACTACGAGAAGCTTACATCTTCGAACATTGAGAAAGTTATTGAGCTTTTGAATGGGGATACTCCTATTTCGAAGAAAGACGCTTGTGAGATTCTGAATATTTCTTATAACACTACTCGTCTGAACAAGATTATTGAAGATCATCTTGATCGTAAGAAGTATGTAAAAGAAAGAAAAGCTAAAAACCGTGGCAAAGCTGCATCTGATTCTGAGATCGGAGAAGCAGTAACGGGGTTTTTAACTGGAGAATCTATAGCAGATATTGCTTCTCGTTTGTATCGTTCTCCTGCTTTTGTAAAGGGCATTATCGAAAGAGTCGGAGTACCTCAGCCAACGAAAGAAGGCATTAACTATTTACCAGATGAGTGTACAGCCGACTCTTTCGAAGAGGGTGAGATCGTATGGTCTGCTCGCTACGATAAACCAGCCATTGTAGAGAAAGAAATCAGTGTAAACTACCAGGCAGAAAAACCTGGGTACTCTGATGTAAACTACGAGACTAAATATGGTAGTAAGTGCTACTCCATCTTCGTAATGGAACCAGAAGGTGACGATAGCGATGCTGTTGTGCGCTCAGGTAAGGCGGGATACTATGCTTACTCCCTCGCATATGATCTAGGAAAGCTAGAGCATCTGCAAAAATATAAAGTAAATCTATCCCGTATTTAAAAAAAGTTCTTGACTTTTTGATCTTCACTCAGTATAATATATGTTACAGAAATGAAGGAAAGTAGATGGGCGATAGATTCTACAGACAACAACTAGATTACTTGGGCGATTGTCCAGGAAACAAAAACCCTAACAAAAGGAAACGAAAAATGGCTTGGGATGACGAAAAGAAAGCAGCAGTAGTAGAAGCATATGAAGCTGCAGAACCTACTCCAGAAACTAGCATGGAAATTGTAAAAGAAATCGCAGAGGAATATGACGAGTCACCAAATGGTGTTCGTATGGTGCTTACAAAAGCAGGTGTTTACGTTAAGAAAACTCCAGCAGCTTCAGGCAGTAAATCTTCTGGTAGCACAGGCGGTACTCGAGTATCGAAAGCTGCTGCTCAGGAAGCTCTTATCGCTGCTATTACTGACGCAGGTCAGGAAGTAGATGAAGACGTAGTAAGCAAACTTACAGGTAAAGCAGCTCAGTACTTTGCTACTATGCTTGCTGCTGTAAATAATTAATTTCTGGGTCGAAGGCACGCCTCGCATACCTTAGGTGCGTTCCCCAGCGCAGGAGGTTTGACACCGCCTGCGGATCAAAAATACGGTGTCATCTTCTTACACAAACTACCTTTATATTTGTAGCGCAAAAGATTTTGCTAATCTTATAAAAAGGAGTTACCGTGAAAAAAGAAGAGTTAGCAGCCTTGGTAGATGAGTATGGCGATGCTATAATTACCTACCGCAGTGAAAATAGCAATAAGCTAAAATATAACGTGTGTACACTAGACTTCAGTACACCTTATATACAAGAAAAAAAGAATAGAGCTAAAGAATCAGATGATACTCTCATACTATTTTGTTGGGATACTGATTCATTTCGCCTATTAAAACCCGCAAATGTAACAAGTGTTATGCCTCTAGCGTCTGTATTGAACAACGAGAAGTAACATGGAATTATATGAAGCTCCTGAAGTCTATACTAAGATTATACACTATGACCAGGACAAGGAAATACAAGTAAGACTTACTGTAAGTTCTTTTCGTGGCATAGAGTACCTACATCTTAGAAAGTATTATTTAGGGTTTGAGGAAGAGTGGCTCCCTTCATCGGAGGGGGTATGCTTTCCTATTGACTTTGATAACTCAAGAGAACTGTTCTCTGGGTTAGCAGAAATACTTTCATTAGCAGAAAGTAAAGAAATTATTGAAGAGTACTTCCTTGATATTATTCAAAGCATTTACACGAAATAGTTCTTGACTTTTACTGCTCTACCCTATATAATATATACTTAGGTTGAGAGAAGGAAGATATGTTAGAATTTCTTAAAAAAGCTAGTGACGCTTACTATAACGGGCAGCCCATTATCTCCGATAGTGAGTTTGACTCTCTAGCATCCGTCTACGGGTATAATGACGTTGGTCATTCTGTGACTGATGGAATTCCACATATCTACAAAATGTATTCATTACAGAAATACTTTGATATTAGCGATGCTCCAAGTCTTGACGGGTATGTAAATACTCCTAAGCTTGATGGCGCAGCTGTATCTATGGTATATGTCAATGGCGCATTCGCTCTTGGTCTAACTCGTGGAGATGGAAATCTAGGTCGTGATGTTTCTGAAAAGCTAAAGACTTTAGTACCTAATACTATTGATCTTCCAGGCATTGTTCAGATAACAGGCGAAGTAGTCTGTCCTTCGAGAGTGCCTAACGCACGAAATGTCGCATCGGGGTCGCTAAACTTAAAAGACTTGTACGAGTTCCACGCTCGACCATTGACTTTTGTAGCATATGAACTTACTAGCGAAAATATTAAGTTTGAGACGTGGACTGAAGCCATGAATGCTTTATCGCATGAAGGGTTCCACGTTGTAACTAAGTTTGATGTTAGTGAGTATCCAACCGATGGCATCGTATACCGTATCAATAAATACAGTATATTTGAAAATATGGGCTATACTGCTCACCATCCTCGCGGTGCTTTCGCTCTGAAAGAACAAAAGCAGGGTAAAATAACAGAATTGCTCGATGTTGTGTGGCAAGTAGGTAAATCAGGCGTTGTAAGCCCTGTTGCTATCCTGAAACCTGTAGAGGTAGACGGTGCTGTAGTTGCTCGTGCAACACTACATAATATTGAGTACATTCGCTCTCTTGATCTGGAAATTGGGTGCAGTGTTGAAGTTATTAGAAGCGGTGAAATCATACCTCGCATAGTTCGCAGGGTAGACCATCGTAAAAATAGTTCTTGACATTTATCTCAATCTTTCATATAATATACTTTCACTTTTCGGAGGACTCAAAATGTTTAAAGCGATCCAAGTACCTACGCACTGCCCTTCTTGTGGGTCAGAGCTAGTACTATCTAATGATCTTTTATACTGCGTGTCTGATTCATGCAGTTCAAAAGCTCAGAAGAAGATCGAACATTTTGCCAAGACTCTTAAAATCAAAGGACTCGGACCTAGCGCTATTCAGAAGCTACAGCTCGAGGATGTTGATCAAATCTATACGCTAACTCTAGCTGATATAGAAGTGAGTCTTGGTTCCGAGAAGCTGGCAGAAAAACTATTCAAGGAGATAGAAAATTCTAAATCTGCTCCTCTTGAGCTAGTACTACCTGCTTTTGGTATTCCTTTAATTGGAAACTCTGCAACACTAAAGCTGTCTAACGCTGTTAAATCAATTTTTGAAATAAATGTAGACACTTGTAAGCAAGCCCAGTTAGGTCCAAAAGCTACTGACAATTTGCTAAACTGGATCAACCATGAATTCTATGGTTTTTACGACGGTTATATGCCGTTTAGTTTTGAATTTTCAGCGAAACAAAAACAGAATACAACTAAAGCTGTAGTCTGTATAAGTGGGAAACTGAACAGTTTCAAAACAAAAGCTGAGGCTACTACAGCCTTAACCGAGAAAGGCTATGAAGTTAAAAGTAGCCTTACTAAGCAAGTTACGATTCTAATCAATGAAAGTGGTGTAGAATCATCAAAAACTAAACAAGCCAGAGATTCTGGTGTTGAGATAGTTACTAATTTAAAACAATTTTTGGAGAATATATAATATGGCACTTCCTAAGTGGACTGACGAGCGCACAGAAGCTCTTACATCATTCGTGGGCGGCGAGAGCCCAGTATCACAGGCTACTGTTGCAGAAGCAGCAGCTAACCTAGAAACAACTACTCGTTCTATTTCTAGCAAACTTCGTAAGCTAGGTTTTGAAGTTGAACTAGCATCTGCTGGCGCTTCTAAGTCTTTTTCTGAAGATCAGGAAAACACTCTTCGTAACTTCGTTACAGATAACTCTGGCGAATACACTTACGCTCAGATTGCTGAACATTTCGAAGGCGGCGCTTTCTCTGCTAAATCAATTCAGGGTAAGATCCTATCTATGGAACTTACTGAACACGTTAAAGCTGCTCCGAAAGCTGAAACTGTTCGTACTTACTCTGAAGCAGAAGAAGCTAAGTTCATCGAGCTAGTAAATTCTGGCGCTTTTGTCGAGCAGAT